AAGCCTGGGCTGATTACGTGGCCCGACTGGCAGCGCTTCAGAACGGGATCGCGTCACCAGGTGTGCAGCTTGTCCCGCGCCTCTGGGGTAACGAACCCGGCGTCCTGGCCGGTCGCCTGTGTAACCGTTCGGTGACGGTCGCCGACAGTCCGGCCCGCGTGGCAACGGGCGCAGTCACCGCGCTGGGCCGAGATTCGTTGCCGATGGATGGCACCGGCGCAGAAATCGATCTGGCGGTCTTGCAGTCATTGCAGGCCAGCCGCTACAGCGTGCCGATGTGGTATCACGACTACGACGGCATTTATTGGGCCGATGGCCGCACTCTGGATGTTGAGGGCGGTGATTATCAGGTCATTGAAAATGTGCGCGTCGTGGATAAGGCATCGCGCCGCGTCCGGCTGCGGGCTATCCCAAAAATTGCGGATCGTTCGCTGAACAGCACGCCGGGAAGCATTGCCGCCCATCAGACCTATTTCGGCAAGCCGCTGCGTGAAATGGCGATTTCGACGGAGATCAACGGGGTGCCCTTCCCCGGTGAGGTCAAGCCGCCAAAGGACGGCGACATCACGATTACCTGGACGAGCGCTGAAGCGGTGCAAATTTATCTTGTTGTCCGACCGTATGAGAGCGCGAAGGAAATCGGCGTCAGCATCGAACTGGACACCTCACTGGAGAGTAGCCAATGACAGAGCGCATTAGCGGCGGGTCGTTTGATGTGAACTATGACGCCGTCATGATTCATGTTGAAAACGCGACCGTGACAATTACGGACAACAGCGCGGTGGCGCAGACGCGCGGCGTCCCTAACGGACACACCAAAGGGTCAGTATCCGCAGACGTTGAGCTGGAACTGGATTCACAGAACTTCAAGAAATTTTCAGCGGTGGCCCGCGCTGCCGGTTCGTGGCGTGCCATCCCGGCAAAGGATTTTTTGTTCTACGCCAACGCCGGGGACGACGAAGAGAAGATCGAGGTATTTGGCTGCGTTCCGATGCTGTCCGATATCGTCAACATCAACCCCAACGAGGCCAGTAAAACCACGAAGAAAATCAAATTCATGGTGACCAGCCCCGATTTTGTCTCGATTGACGGCGTTCCGTACCTGTCAGCCCGTGACACCCGCGATCTGAAGGGCTGACAACATGCCAAACGGAGAAACATCGCTGTTAGCCAAGCTGCTGCTAATCGGGGCCGTGATCGGGCTGGGGCAGCTGCTGTTAAGCAATGAGTTAATTACCGCGCGGTCACTGGCTGGCCGCATGATTCTGGGGGCGGCAGTTGCGCCACTGGCAGCTATCCCGCTGTTTAAGTTTCCCGATATGCCGGATCTGGTCGTCGTGGGTATTGCCTGCGCCCTGGGCATTCTGGGGAGCGCGTTTATTGAGGCGGTTCTGAAGCGCTGCGTTGATTTTTATTTCAAACGATGGGGGAACGGACAACGTGAAACTAAGTGAAAAACAGCAACTTTTCACGGTGATGATCGCCAACCTGATTAACTTTGCCGAAGACAAAGGCTATCGCCTGACGTTCGGTGAAGCGTACCGCACGCCGGAGCAGGCCGCGATTAACGCGAAAAAAGGCAGCGGCATTTCCAACAGCCTGCATACCCAGCGCCTGGCCGTGGATTTTAACCTGTTTGTTAACGGTGAATACCAGACGGACAGCGCCGCCTATCGCCCGCTGGGCGAATACTGGGAATCCATCGGCGGTTCGTGGGGTGGTCGCTTCAGCAAGCCTGACGGCAACCATTTCAGCCTTGAGCATAACGGGGTGCGTTGATGCGTAATTTGCTGGGGTTGTCACTGATTCTGATTGCTGCGATGTCAGCGGGATGGCAGGCGCACGACTGGCACGACGCAAAGCTGGAACTGGCCGCCAGTAAGGCGACAGAAGAAACCCGCCAGATTGTCGTGGAGGCAACGCGGCAATCCGGCGAAGCGCTGGAATTAAAACTTGCGGAGCTGAAAGCCAATGAGATCCACACGGAAAAGGTTATACACACCGAAATCATTAAGCCGGTGTTTAGCAACGTGTGTGCTTCTGATGATTACGTCCGGCTGTTCAACGAACTTGCGGCCAACGCTGAAAGAGCCTTATCAGGAAAACCAGCTAACCCTTTGTCCGGTAGTTCTGCCACGAATGGCGGGCCCGACCGGCAGTGACTTTGACGCGGCGCTGACCGCTTATCGGCAAATGTACACCGATTGCGCCGCACGACATAACGCCCTTGTGGGCATCATTCGACAACGTAAGGCATTAGAAAAATGAGCAAATCAAACAAAATCATCCTGATCATTGCAGGCGTGGAACTGGCATTCGAGCCAAACAAAACCGCCTACAACAACCTGATCAACGAAATGACCATGAGCAACAAGGTTGCGCCCGTCGTCACCTATCTGGGGCGCGTCGTTTCCCCTGATTCAAAAGAGGCGTTAAACAAGCTTCTGGAGCAGTACCCCGGCAGTGAAATGCAGATCGTCGAGGAAGTGAACAAGGTTTACTCACCGAAGCTTGAGATCGAAGTAAAAAACTAAATGCGCGGGTGGCGGCCATTCGCACGAACGGGCTTGAGCAGTATTTAGCCCTGCGCCGCTACTACCTCCCGCACGAAGACGACGACGAAGAGAGCATCGCCCGCGCCATCTGGCTGGATGAGTACTTCGCCCAGACCCGCGCCAATAAGACGGCTGAAGGCATAGCCATTGCACTGACCGGAAAATGATATGAGCCACCTGGATTTTACATTAAGCCTGATCGATAAGCTGACGCGGCCACTAAAGACGGCCCAGTCTTCGCTGACCGGCTTTGCGGAAAAGTCGCAGGCGTCTTTTACAAAAATCGGTATCGGTGCGGCTGCCGTCTGGGGCGTGGCGCAATCCATCGCGGGCGTGGTAGGCCCGGCATATGAAATGAATGCTGCGCTGTCAGAAGTGGGATCCAAAGGCGTGGCAGAAAACACGCTGAAGCGGTTGTCCAGCGAAGCCCTGAAATTCAGCATCCGCTACGGCAAAAGCGCGGTTGATGTGGTCAATTCGAGCTATGCGATCAAAGGGGCGATGGCCGGTCTTTCTGATGCCGAGTTGCCCCGCGTCACCGTCGCGGCCAATACCCTGGCGGCAGGCGTAAAAGCCACCGGCGAAGAGGCCGGGGAATACATAGGCGCGATGGCATCCCGCTTCAATGCGGAGCTGTCCAGCCTGGGGCATGTGCGCTTTGCCGAAGAGCTGGCCGGGAAAACCGCCTACATGGTGCAAAACTTCGGCGTGAAGATGCAGACCATGCAGGAGCTTATCGAGGGCACCAAAAATGCCGGGGCTGACTTCGGCGTCAGCATGGATGAACAGTTCGCCGTTCTGGGCACCTTGTCGCGTACGCTGGGCACCGAGTCCAGCGGCATCTACGAGCAGTTTTTACGAAGCGCCCCCGCCGCTGCTGAAAAGCTGGGCATGAGCTTTGTTGATGCCACCGGCAAAATGCTGCCAATGGGCGACATCCTCCAGAAGCTGCAAGACAAATACGGCGCAAGCATCGAAGGGAACGTCAAAGCCCAGCAGGCGCTGGACGCCGCGTTCGGTGGCGGTGCAGATGTCATCAAAAAACTGTACGGCCAGCAAAACAGCCTGAATCGCAGCATCACCGAGCTGGGCCGCAACGACGGTATGAAGCGGGCCCAGGAAATGGCCGAAGGAATGGCGAAACCCTGGGAGCGGATTACCGCGACGTTCTACGCAATGCGTGTCGCCCTGGGCAATACGCTGATCCCCATCCTGACGCCAATGATGAACCGGGTGTCCGACGTGGGGGCGAAGTTTGCCCGCTGGCTGGAGATGTTCCCGAATATCGCCCGCTGGCTGGGTTACATCACGCTGGGCGTTTTGTCCTTTGGGCTGGCAGGTGCGGCAACGAATATCGTGATGGGGATTTTTGGCTTCACGATGGTAGGCCTGACCGGGATCGCAAAGGTGCTTACCGGTGCGTGGAAAGCCCTGTTATGGACGTTCAATTTGTTACGCCCCTCGCTGCTGACAACCCGCATCGGGCTGGCCGCACTCTGGGTGCAGTCCAAATTACTGGCCGTGTGGACTGGCGTTTGCCGGGTCGCAATCGCCGCGTGGAATGTCGTTCTGAAAGCGGGTGCCGTTGCCATGCGTATTTATGGTGCGGCGACCATGTTTGCCGGTGCAGCAATGCAGCTGCTGACCAGCCCGATCACTTTAATCATTGCCGGACTGGCGCTGCTGGCTGCGGGTGTCTGGTATGTCGTTAGCCACTGGGAAGAGCTGAGCGCGGCGATCATGAATACAGCCGCCTTTGCCTGGGTGATGAACGTGATCACCCAGGTGGGCCAGGTATTTGCCAGC